TTCAACGTCAAAACTAATTTAAATTAAAGTTATGAATCTTACTGCCGAACAAATCCAAGACAATTGGAACGTATTTTTGGGTATTATTGAAGAACACATTTCTTCACCCCGTAAAGAAAAACTACTTGACTTCTATAATCAATATGCTGAGCGTATTATGCTTATGCCCGCTGCCCACAAAAAAGAATATCACAATGCTTTTCCTGGGGGTTATGTAGAACACGTTATTCGTGTTGTACGTTGTGCTCTTAAACAGCACCAATTGTGGGCTGATGAGGACGCAGACATGTCTGGTTATACTATTGAGGAACTAGTATTTGCTGCTGTCAATCACGATCTAGGTAAAATGGGAGATGAAGACCATGAGTCATACATCCCCCAAACTGATCAATGGCGTAAAGATAAATTAGGTGAAAACTACATGTTCAACACTAAACTTGCATTTGCTTCGGTTCCAGACCGTGGTTTATTCATGCTTCAATCACACGGTATCCAGTATACGTTTAACGAGATGCTCGCGATTCAAACACACGATGGTTTATACGATGAGGCAAATAAGAAATATCTTATGACTTACATGCCCGAACAAAAACCACGTACTTGCCTTCCATTTGTTCTTCACTTTGCTGATATGATGGCTGCTCGTATTGAGTTTGAATGTGAATGGTTGCCTAAATTTAACGGAGAAATCCCTGCTAAAAAGAACTTCAAAATAGAAACCAAGAGGCCTACTCCTGCTGCTGCAAAGCAAAAGGCACTTAGTTCTGTTAGAAGTGAAGGTTTAAAAAATTTATTAGATAATCTATGATCTATATTATATCTATTTTATCCATACTGGTCGTGGTCCTGGGATTCACGACCTTTAACCTTTTAAAGAAAACTGAAAGGTATGAGGATGAGCTCAACAAAAGACAAGACGCTATTATATCTTACCAGGAATATATCAATGGTTTAGGTAGTACTGTAGAATTTATGACCAAGCGTATTGATGAGATCGATTCGCGAGGTACCTTTAAAAGCGATGATGAAGTAGGTTTTTTCTTCGAGCGACTTAAAATGTTAAACGAAATGTTAAAACCCTACAATGTTAAATTATGAGTGAAATAACCCCAAAAAAGAAAAAAGGTGTACAATATTTTACTCAAGAAACAGAAGATGCTATTGTAAGATATAACAAGTCAACTGATCTTGTAGAAAGAGAAAAAATATATCACAGATATATTCACTACGCGTTTTTTAAGTTAACTGAAAATATCATTCATACTTTTAAATTCTACTATACTGAAGTAGAAAATATTGAAGATCTTCAACACGAGGTAATTACCTTTCTTCTTTCTAAAATGCATTTATACGATCAGAGTAGAGGATCTAAGGCATACTCTTATTTTGGGACTATTGTTAAACGATATTTAATTATATCAAACACGCGAAACTATAAGCGTAGAATCGATAAAGCCCCAGTTGAAGGGGTAGAGGAAGATGAGCGTCATTCGTACGTTATTGATGAAACTACAGCAAGCGATCCCCACCAAGACAAACTATCTATTTTTATAGATCTTTATACTGAATATTGTACTGAAAATATCTTTGAATTGTTCGCTAAAGATGAAGATGCTCAAATAGCAGACGCGATTTTGGAACTATTCCGTAAAAGAGAAGACATAGACATATTTAACAAAAAAGCTCTATACATTTATATTCGCGAACAGGTTGATGTTAAAACACCCAAAATCACTAAAATAGCAAATCAGCTGTACGATATATTCAAACGCAACTATATCTATTATCTAGAGCACGGTTATGTAGATTTTAAATAACTTAGTATTTATAATTATGAACCAGTTTGATAAAATAGTATTTGGTAAGAAAAAATTCTCAGATATTTTAGAAGAGATTTACACTAACCAACAAAAAAAAGATAAGCAGGTAACTACCCTTATCAATGAACTTAAGCCTATGATGGAAGACATAGGTGATGCTACTCTTATTGTTCCATTAATTAAAGAATACATGGAAATAGGAGTTAAAAACGATGATCTTTTAATTAAGATGGCTGCTTTAGCACAACGTGCTATAAACAGTGAAGGTGGAGAAAGTGCATTAGGGATCTCAGACGAGGAAAAACAACAATTACTTGACGAGATAAGCAAGTTTAAAGCTGAATAAAAATGGCTAGTAGTAAAGGTCTAATAGCTATTAATAATGTAGCTAACAGTTCTAAACAAAATAGTTTTGGGACCTTTACCAATATGGGACTTAATAGTCTTATAGTAACAGGACGCATTATTAGTATTGTTTTAGATGAATCTCACCCAAGATTTAAAGAATTTGGTGAATGGAATGGATTAGGTACTATTGAATTTGATTTAGTAGATTCACCAACCCCCCCAAATCAACTTTACCCTGTAGCTAAACCTTTAGATCCTTCAGTTAAAAGTTTTCCTTTAATAAATGAAATTGTTTATATATTAGCTTTACCTAATACTAATATAGGTGAGTTTGCTTCTACTAAAACTAATTATTATATAAACACAATAGGAATTTGGAATCATCCACATCATAATGCTTTTCCACAAAACTCTAATATACTCCCCCCTTCACAACAAAAAGACTATGTTCAAACACAATTGGGTAGTGTAAGAAGAGTAACAGATCAATCAACTGAAATATTTTTAGGGAGAACATTTGTTGAAAGAGGTAATATTCACCCTCTTTTACCATTTGAAGGAGATAAAATTGTAGAAGGTAGATGGGGTAACTCAATTCGTTTAGGTTCTACTGTGAAGAATGCTCCAAATACTTGGTCTTCAACGGGTACAAATGGTGATCCTATCACTATAATTCGTAATGGTCAGGGTAACCAAACAGATGAAGGATGGATTCCTACTGTAGAAGATGTTAATAACGATGATTCATCTGTTTATTTTACTAGTACTCAAAAGATTCCTTTAGAGGTATCTAGTACTTCTTATTCTAGTTACTCTTCTAATCCTCCTACTAAACCAAACGAATATGCTGGTAAACAGCTTATTTTAAATTCTGGTCGTTTAGTATTTAATTCTACCGAAGACCACATATTATTATCGTCTAAAAAAACGGTAAATATCAACGCTATAAGCGGTTTTAGTATTGATTCACCCCAGTCCGTGATTCAATCAAATAGTGTATTATTAGGTGGAGTTAATGCAACCGAACCTGTACTTAAAGGTGATACTACTATTAATATTTTAGTAGATTTAGTTAATCAATTACAGGCTTTAACTGTGGCTCTTCAAACAGTTACCCCACAAGGAGGACCGGCAGTAGCAGCCGCTGCTACTCAATTAGTTCCTAAATTAGCTAGTATTGCTACTCAATTACAAACTACAACTAAATCACAAGTAAGTAAAACACTCTAATGGCTGGGATTGATATAACTACGATTTTAAGTTCTGTTCCTGAGGATAGAAAAGTAAAGGGTTTACAAAAACTAGGTCAAATCCTTATTCAAAAAGGGACGGAACTAGAAGACCAAATTCCCTCCTCTATAACTAACCTTACTTCTCAATTTACACCTGGGGCATGTCCTGATCCTGCTGTATTACAATCTATAATTGAAAAACGAAATAATATAGTAGGTAAATTAAATACTGTAGGGCAAACCTTAAATGTAATTACTGCTACTTATACAGGGGTTTCTAGTTTTTTAGATGTAGTAATATTTGCTATATCTAATTTAAGAAATGTTAAAATAGGGCTTAATCAAGCGGCCAAACTAATCCCATTAATCCCAGGAGCAGCAGTTTCTGCTATAAATGATGTTGGAGATGTTTCTGATAGATTAACTTTTGATAACTTAGGTAATTCTAAACTTCAAAAACAAAAAGATAGAATAGATAGTTTAGTTATTCCTATCGCTATTTTTTCTAAAATAATCCAAAATATAATTAATTTACTTAACTCATTAGATGCTTTAATTTCAGCTTGTGATCCTAATGCTTCTTTAGATTCTGTATCTGATGAAATAATACAAACTGCTAATAATGAAACTCAAGCAGATATTAATGATGGATCTTATAAGGGTTTTACTTTTGAAGTAGAAGAAGTACCTTTTAGTCCTACTGTTACTCGTACAAAAGCAGTAGCATTTAATCAACAAGGAATTCCATTATTAGAAACTCCTTTATCATTTACAACAAACAATCAAACATTAATCGATGAACTTAAGCTAATAATTGATAGAGACAATTTAAAAGCTTACTAAATTCAATATTTATAACAGATGAAACCAAGTGAATTAAAATCATTTATCAAAGAAGCAGTTAGAGAAGCTATCCAAGAGGAACTAAAAGATATCCTTTTGGAAGCAGTTCGTGCTCCTAAAGCACCAATTGTAGAAACTTCTGTTGAGGGTGGTGGGTATAACATATCAAATACTGCAGTTATTCCACAAAAATCAGCTACTGAAAAGAGAGCCATGATGGAAAGTATTATGGGTGATATGAGAAGAGGGCAAGATACTCTTAATTTCACCTCAGCTAATGCAGTAACTGCAAATACTTTTAACCCACAGGGAGCTATGGCTGGGGGTGATTTACCCTCAGGTAACGTTGGTTTAGACCAAATTATGGGTTTAATAAAAGGTAAAAAATAATGGCATTCGGAGCTCAAAAGATATTCCCAATTGACACTAAACCCGGAACAGCGGTTGGTGTTGCTATACCTTTTAATGCTCCTGGGGTGTTTTACCCAACTTATACTACACAAGATGCTATTAAGAATAATTTAATCGACTTTTTTTTAACTGAACCTGGTGAAAGATACTTAAATCCTACTTATGGTGGTGGGTTAAGAAGCTTTATTTTTGAACAAATTAGTTCTAATACTTTAGATTCTTTACAAGAGGATATACAAAGTAAAATTAGTAGATATTTTCCTAATGTACAAGTTTTAGATTTAGAAGTTTTCCAAGACCCAGATTATAATAACATAACAGTATCTATAAAATATAATATTGTAGATACCGCTATATCAGACGAAATTCAAATAGCATTTAACTAATGGCTGTAAGACGTAATATACAATATCTAAACAAGGATTTTACCGAGTTAAGGGCTAGTTTAATTAACTACGCTCGCACTTATTTCCCAACAACCTACAATGACTTTTCTCCATCATCACCAGGTATGATGTTTATGGAGATGGCAGCCTATGTAGGTGATGTCCTTTCATTCTATCTTGATAACCAAATTCAAGAAAACTTTTTACAGTATGCTCGTCAAACAAATAATTTGTATGAATTAGCTTACATGTTTGGTTATAAGCCTAATGTAACACAGGTTGCTACAGTTGATGTAGATTTTTACCAACAAGTACCAAAAACGTTTCTTAATACACCTGATTTTGATTATTCTTTATACGTCCCTGAAAATACTTCAGTAGTATCTTCATCTTCAGGAAGTGTATCCTTTGTAATTCAAAACTCAGTTGATTTTAGTGTTTCCTCTTCAGGTGATCCTACTGAGGTAACAGTTTATTCAGTAGATGGAAGTGGTAATCCTGTTTATTTTCTTTTAAAGAAAACTAGAAAAGCTATATCATCTACTATTAATACTACTACA